TTTCTTCCATTCTTCCGGATTGATAATCGAAACTGCATTGGATTCCGCCAGCCTTCCCGCGCTTGTTCTTCAGGAGCTTCACACAGACCTTGCCTTCCCACTTGTCCCGCTTCTTCGCGTTTATGGACGGCTGCCAGATCCCATAGATGAAATGACTGATCTCCTCTATCGCTCCGGATTCCCGGCACATCGTGATATTGACGGGGATCGACCCGTCCCCTCCTTCCCGCGAAAGCTGGATCAGGACGATCACCAGGACGCTTTTATCCTTCGCCATCTGCGCCAGTTCCGTGATCTTCCTTGTCGTTTGGGTGTAAGGGTTCCCCTCGATGTCCGACCGGATGAGTCCCAGGAAGTCCACGACCACGATCTTCAGGCCGTCCGCCTCGGCTATTGCGGCCATCTCCGAAACCGAATAGATTTTCTCGTAAATCTTCACCTGCTCGTATTTCGCCATGAAGGGGTCGAGTAACTCCTTCTCGTAAATCTTCGTCTTCACGTCCCATCTGCTCACGTTGTGGTGTAGCTGGAAAAACCGCTCGAATGTCGCTGGCTTCGCCATATCCATAGAGAAAAGCCCGATCGTATCCGTCGTTGTTTCGAGGATATGCCGGATGACGTTCAGGGCCAGGAACGTTTTCCCGGTCGTCGTCCTGCCGATGAGACTCAGGATCTCGCCGTAACAAAAAGTATCCGTCAGTCTGTCGAGACTCGGAAACCCAAGACTGATCCCGGTCTGCTGGCGGCTGATCCATTCGATATACCGATCCATGGCTAGTTTTATGTCCGGGTTCTCCCGGTTCAATCCCGAGACGGAAAGCCCCGTTACCGCCGCCGTGATCTCATCCCAATCGACGAACGGCTTTTCCACATAGGCCGAGGCCCAAAAAAGAATCTCCCTTTTTGCCCTGGCCTGTTTCACCTTGAGAATGTTTTGGAGTAGGAATCCCCGTGGATCGTGGACCCCCAGGATTGCATCAGCGAAAGTCGCATAGTATTCAGCCTTGACCCTGCCCTGGATGTTGTCGTAGAAAGATACGAAATTCCAGCCGCACTTGCCTTCGTGTAAATCCTTCAATTCCCGATAGATAGCTCGGTGTTCTTCACCCTCAAAGAATTTCTCGTCACAGTTCTCAAAGAGTAGCGGGGCAAGGTTGTCGTCATTGAGGACCAGGGCCAGGATCACGCGCTCGGTGTTCTTCATCTTCCCGGGTCCTTCAATGCCTTCTCATCCTCTTCCTCGAGCTCCGCGGGCGTCTTCTCGCTAGGTTTTTTTATGTGCATTTTGGTCCAGAGTTGGCCGAATTGTTTTCGTAGTTTCGCCGGAGACATGATGTTTCCCCTCCAGAAATCGTCGGCCTGAGACCACTCGATCACAGCCCTAATGTCTCGGGGTTCCCGGCCGTCGATCGTTCGCATCAGCCTAATGTCCTTGGCCCATTTCTTCAATGCTTCCGGGCCCGGCTTGATAAATTTCGGATTGTATTTCGCTATCTCCAAGACCATGGTTGAGGCAATCTCAAGGTCCATAGGTTCAAATTCGGGTTTCCCTGGCTGCGGGACTCCTCCCGATGGGGGATTCGGAGGCTTCGCATCCTTCGGCGGCTCAGGATAATCCCGGCGCTTACAATCCTCCGTGGGATGCGGACTTTGGTAACTTTCCCAATTCATAATTTTTATGTATTTCTCCCCGTCAATTTCATACCTCAGAATAAACGGCGGGTGTTTCGGGCTTTGTTTTTTCGGCCGAGAAAGTTCCACGAGGCAATCCTCTGCGTTGATCTTGGCGGGGAAAATCTTTGGCCGTAGTTCCTCGGGCCTCTCTTTTAGAATTCCGTATTTATTCGCTTGACACCAAAGATAAGGGAAGAAAATAATTGTCCATGGAGAAAGTAATCCAATATCCCCATCATCAAAAAAACCCGGGTGTATAGACCTTATCCTCGCCATTGGATTAAAGCGGCCGGCCGCAGGGAATGCCGGACTGAAAGGAGGTTTTTATGGTTGCCCGCGATTGGGTTCGCAGGCGGTTTCTACGGCCGGTCGCCATTTTAGACTCTCTCTATCGTCACGCGCCAGTACTTCGTGACGACCTCGAATTGTTTCTTGAGTTCGTCGGGGATCTTGACTGATCTCCGCTCGGACTCCTTGCTCTCTATGATGAAATGGCCCACGACCAGGTTCTTGCCTTTGACCGAATCCTTGATCTCCTTGTCCAAGTCCTCGTATTCGCCCGCAGCCTCGGCCAGTTCTTCCCGCCGTTCAAGTTTCTCCTCGAGGTCCGCGTCGGACATCACCGAGAATCCGGGCCCATATTCCTGGCCCGGAAAGCAGAGGGTCGAGCAGAACGGACAGCCCTTGCAATCGTCGGATTTCACGACATCGGGTAGAGTCCCGGCCTTGACATGGGCGTTGACCCTCGTTAGCTTTTGGAGGATCGACTCGGTATAGTCCAGGGCCTCGTCGTCGAGGACGAAATTAACCTGGTGCTTTTCTCCGCTCGTTTTATTCTTGAAAAGCATGATCCCTTCTTGCTTCTCAGACATCATCAAATAACAAAGCATTTGCCCTGGATACTTCCTAAGCCATGATTGTTTAGCTCGAAGAAAGTCCAGGGCAGACATTTTCTTTACGGCCATGAAAGAGTTCGGGGAACAGCTTTTCAGTTCCAGGGGGACCAAGCCGTCTTCGGTCTTGATCTGCCCATCTATCCTTCCGGCGAGCGAGAATTCGGCCCATTCAAAAGGCCGCTCCTGTTCCTTGATCTCGAATCCGGCGTCCTCGAGTTCGCGCAATAGGGCGGCTTCGTGAACCCGCCCCTCATCGAATATCCGTTGAAGGCCGACGCCGTGTAACGCCTTCATGTTTCCCTTGATGCGGGAGGCGACTAGAAATCTTTCGCACGGGTGGCCCGCCTCCGACGCCCTGTTATTCGGATGCGGGTAAATCTTAATCCGCTTCGCCGTGGCTTCATCCAGCCGGGTTACTAGGTCGATCATGGGTTATCTCTGCGAAACGATCGTCTTCTTGACGTTCTTGACGCCGGGGATCTGGATGGTACCCTTTGACGCCCGGATTACTTTCCGCGCCTTCACCTCATCGAACATGAGGTAGTCACGCGGGACCAGGTTGATGTCGAGGAGCTCGATGTCCCAGTCCTCACGGGTAGATATGCCGACCGTCTTGACCGGCGGCGGAACATAAGCGGCTACTGTGGCCGCCTCGTCGATCTTTGCCGACAACTTTTCTTCTTTTGCTACCGCCTTCTCCAGAATCTTAGTGGCTTTCTCATTATCGCCTTTGAGCTCGGCCTCTGCCGCCTTGCGGATCGCTTCTTCCTCAATCCTCTTTCGTTCTGCCTCGGCCTTAATCTTTTCCTGTTCGGCCAACCAGGCGCGGTGTTCGGCCTCACGTTTCAACTGTTCTTGTTTCTCCAGGAAGGCTCCGATATCGCCCTTGATCCGGCGATAGTCGGTATCTAGGGGGATTCGGTACTTCTCCCATTTTTCCTTAGCCACGGCCGTAGCGACTTTTTGTGCGTCATAGATTGGCTTGAAAGTATCGTCGACTTCTTTAATGAGCGCCTTCAGTGCTTGGCTCATCCCGTTCGCTACCGTTAAAGATCCTTGGTCAGTGATACGACAACGAACTGCCTCAAGATGAAGCGATTCCGCCCGAATCTCAATTGCTGTTATGGTTTCATTCATGGTCATATCCTTAGAACGGGACTCCGTCATCCAGCGGTTCGTCCGGTTCGTGGACGATCCCCTTCTTCAATTCATGGGCCTCGTGGAGAAGTTTGTTGGTCCACTTCGAACCGATTCCGCCTCTCATTAGCTCGGTCCTGTTGTTGAGTTGGTGCGCCTTTCCCTCTTTGTCCTCGAAGTAGGAGAGCTTTGCGAGTTGGTAGCCCGCCTCCTCCTCGTTGCCTCCGACCTCCAGGCAGATGGCCCAGATCTCCTCTTTCTTCTGATCTACGGTCTTGTCTTCCGATCCTGGTGCCGGGTTCTTGACGGCTGCCGTCGGCGGGGGTTCCTTGGCCGTGGCCGGCGATTCGGCCGGCTTTGCAGGTTCGGGGGCCTTGGCGGGGGCTGGTGAGGCCGCAGGGGGTGCCGTTGCCGCTGCCTTCCGGTCTTCGTACCGGACCTTTTGGATCTTCTTGATGTCAACCTTGGCGGCGTCGAGTTGTTCCCAGGTCAGGTTCCTGAGGCCCAGGAGGTGCGTGATCGCGTTGACCGTGAAATTGGAATAGCTCGCCTTCATCACGTTCGTTTCGTCGATGTCGGCGGTATCCTTGTAGCTCTTGGTCTTGGAGTCGTAGCCGAAGAACCGGTCCCTCTGGCCGCACGTTCCCATGGCTTCGATAGAATCAAACTTCCCCGGCAGCGATGCCCGGCCGGTCGTGACGTAGATGTAATACCGGCCGAGGTTGTCTTCCGTCCATTCCTTCCGGCTGTTCACGTCTGAGATCGAGACGCCGAACAACCGCGCCACCTTCTCGGCGCCGGAGTGCATCAGGTACGGCTTGCCCTGCTGGTCTATCCAATCCAGGTAGGTCGTCCGCCTGAGCGCCAGGTCAATGAGCTTGCCGACAAAATCCACCCGCCTCTGTGCTATCGCCAGAAGGTCGTCCGTCGTTTCAATGACTTCGACCTGGGCGGGGACCATCGCCGACTTGTTTTTCTTTTCTTCATCCATTCTTTCCTCCTTCCATATTTTCGGGGACCCCATGGTCCCCTGCCTTAAATCCAACCGCCCGAATAGGGGCGGGAAAATTCGCTTGTTAAACTTGCCAGGAGCGGGGAACGCCCCTCTTGAGAAGTTTGAATGTGTTGACCTTTATGTTGATCGGTGTAGGCTTCGATGCCCTGTCCCACCATTCGGAAAGCCGCTCACGGACAAAGAATATCCTGGCCTTCCTTCCAGTCTGTCTTCTTGGAATGTCTGTAAGCTTGACCAGATCCCGGAGATGCCGCTCCGATACCCGAAGGAATTGAGCCGCTTCGTGGAAGGTTAGGATCGTCACTTGCCCTGCTTAACTAGTCTTTGGAGTTCGGCTAATAATGGACAAAGATTCAGATTATTTGAAGAATAATTTAGACACCCTGGATCGCAACACATACAAGACTTACCGATCATCATAAACCTTAAAAGATGCAACAGGTTTTTCTTTGACAGTCGTCTTTTCATTTATTCCCGTCCGTAGCTTTCGGGACTTCGTGAACATCGTCCATGAACATCATCCGCCCCGTCCCCCTACAACCGGGACAAATAACCTTCTCGCAATCGGCTGAATAGCTTTCCCGCGGAGCCTTCGGGATTTTTCCCGCGCCGTTGCAGATCAGGCAGAAAATGATTTTCATTTCCCTTCCGACTTCGGCCAGATTTCCTCGACGGGCCAGCCGAGCGCCTTGCTGATTAGGTAAGCGGTCGACAGCCTCGGGTCCCGAGTCCTATCGTTGCAGAGCCTAGCGATATGCTGACGATTGATCCCCGTTACCTGACTCAACCAACCCTTTGATTTGCCCCGCGTTTTTAAGATTTCCGTTATTCTTGCTTTCAATCTTTTCTCCGGCTGACTAATATATAATGTCAATACGCGCCCTTGTCAATAGCTGAAACAAAAATACTATTAGCATTATTGTTAATGGGGGTGATTTTTATTGCTTTCTAATTTATGGCAAAAAGCGCAAAGCCAAATAATATCAAGGGGGAAATTATAATTTTTATGATGGGCCTCAACCTTGCCAGGTTTGCCACACTTGAAACATAAATCAGCCCTTTTAATTTCGCCGCGATTCATAGCCGCCCTGACCATTTCCCAGCACTTAACCTTCTCTGGAAACATTTTTCTATATTCAATATTAGCCTTCTTTTGATTGTCCGTCCATTTTCTCGGCCCCTGTTTTGAGCGCCATTCTTTATAATATTTTTTTAGCCTTTCCTTGTGTTCATTATAATATTTCCTGCCTTGTTCATGGATTTTATCTAGGTGATCTTGCCTATATCTTCTAGCATATTCTAATTTTTCTGGCCTGTGATCCAAATAATATTTCTCTGTTTTTTTTAATAATCTTTTTCTATTTCTTTTATACCAATCAGCCGCATAATATCTCTGATATATTTTCCTATTCATAAAAACATATTATTATAAAATAAGTTTTTTGTCAATAGATATTTTGAACTGTTCGAGTCCCCTCTTCGGCATTTCCTTTCCCCCCGTTTTCCCCGAGAAAACCAAGTGCTACCGGGTGCAGTAATATGCCGTTCTTGGCATAATTTGTTGAAAATTTAGTGCAATTTTATCCAAGCCCATTTGATGAAGCCGCTGATCACCATGGTCACAGCCACCAGGACTCCGAAGCCTATAAGCCCCATGGTTAAGTCTAGCCCAATGTTGAACGCAAGCAAGCCAATCTCCTCTAGCCAAACAACCTCAAAGAGCTTAATTACTATCGGGTCAAGCACCAGGTCCGCCCCCCTTTTTTTGGCTGGATTACCCAAACCGTGACCGACCTCGAGACCTGCCCTTTCATCCCTTGCGCGGTCAAGGTGTATGCCGTCAGGTCTTCCGGGCTCACACTGAAGGACCCGGCCGCCTCGACCTCGCCGATCCCCTGGTCTATGGAGACGGACCGGGCGTTTATTGTTTCCCAGGAAAGGACCGCAGAGGACCCCCGCAGGATCTCAGCTGGCGATACGGTAAAGGACTGGATCTCAAGCGGCTTAAATGCCGGATTGTCCGGACTGGTCGGGTTCCCCTGGCAGCCCACGAAAAGAAGGATCACCCCTAGAGTGAAGATTAGTTTTTTCATTTTCCCCTCGTCTTTTTAATCATAAAATATTTACTAGAACCCGTATACCGCCTCAATAAGGTTTCCATTCGCTTAGACTCTAAGGAATTAAATTCTCTCTGAATTGGGATTATGTCTTTTAGGCAGTAGATTTCCGGCAATTCTTCTTGTTTTTTTGGTTTCTTTCTTTTCATTTTGTCCTCTCTTACAATATCGGCCCCTGCCCTCCTCCTGTCAAGACAAAAGAAGTGGCCCGGCCGAGGGCACCGGGCCTGGAGGTAAAAATCGGCCCCGGGAAGGGGCCTTGAAATTACAGTCCCTTGGCGAATTCGAGATTCTCGGGCGTGTACCGATTGTACCACAGGCCGGCGAACCGGCTCCAGCGCCAGCCGTTAGCCTTGAGCTTGTCGAGGACCTCCTGCACCGGCTTCGCCGGAAATAGGATCTCGACGCCGTTCTTCTCTTTGTTTTCCCGGACCGTCTTCTCGCTCACTGGGCTGCCGCCGTTCCCGTTCCCGGGGTTCGCCTTGATCTCAGTCAAGTCGCCCTGGTACCACTTCGGATGAGGCAGGATCTGACCGCCACCGCTGAACGTGATCTCATAATGAACCGCGACTTTATCCCGCCCGTTATAGCCCTTGTGCTCGACCTCGCCATGACTGCCTTTCGCCTCAAGATAGTTTCCATGCCCCATGGAGTACTTTTCGGTTTTCCACTTAAAATTGACCGCGGCGAGCTCGGGGACCTTGGCAACGATGGACCGCGCCAGCCTTTCGGTTTCCGCCTGATCTCTGACAATCGCCAGGACGTGCTCTTCAATCAGAGCGTGGGGGTGATAATAGTCGGTCATCATGTCCGAGTCGTCGAAGCACACAGACAGGCAGACGGCCAGCTTGCCCTTGGGGATCGTCACGGCCGCGGCCTCGAATGCCGCCCGTTTCTCTGCCTGGACTGCCTGGATCTTGGCAAATTCGGCCGCGTTCGCCTCGAGCTCTTCCCGAGTCTTCCTCTCGTCCCTGATTGGAGTCGTGGCGATGATTGCCGCCTTGCTTTTCTCTGCCTCTTCGAGAAACGCCGCGTAATTGTCCGGGGTGATCTTCGCATAGAGCGAGAAGAGCCGGTCCCTTTCCTGCGCCGCGGCCGGCTGGACCGCCCCGAAAACCTCGGTCATTCTCGCCCGGCTCTCTTTGACTTCCCCATTTTCAAGCCGGTTCCGGAGTTCGATAAACCCCTTTCCCTCCCAGCTTAAGGAAGCCAAAGCCTCCTTAACCCGCTTAACCTGGATCGGCCCCAGACCGTCCACTTGGAAAACCTTTTTGTTTTCCTGTTCCATTTTTAAAAACCTCCTTCAAAAAAGTTTCATTTGCAAAGACTCATCGAGAGTCATCTGCCTTCCCCTAGTTGGCTTGATCTCCGGCCGTGGCTGCTCATCTCTCCACTGGGACCGCTCGAGCTCTATCTCCTGGCCGTCATGGTCAAGTATAGTGGCTCCGGGCTCGATCCTGCCTAGGCAATCGGTACAAACCAGGAAATAAATGTAAATGGGATCTCCGGAATAGGTCTTAAACTCCCGCCGGCCACGAATGAGCCCCGGGCCCGGCCTCTGGCAGTACTGGCAGGATTCCTGCTTGTTTCTTAAAGCGATCTGGGCCATGGTCAACCCCAAATCTGATAGACAACCGGACCGGCCTCGATCTTGACCGTCACGTAATAGCCAAAATCGCGCCCCATTTTAGCCCGTCCCGCTGCGAGTCGGAGCCTTGAAAAATGGCCCCCGTAAACCTGCGGGCCGTCCATCCCGAGAAACCATTTGACTGTGATCTTTTCCATTTTTACCTCCTGACGCCCTTTCGGGCGTTTTATGCTTCTGCAATCGCCAGAGGGTCAGCTGGCATAAGGATTGCCAAATCCGTTATAAACGTCCTCATCAGCCGCCGCCGAAAGAAAGTCCTGCCATTCAGGCTCGCCGCAGGTTTTACACTGGGCCTTATGAGCTGACGGCCAATAAAGAATGTCCTCCCCTTTGTTGATCCTCTTCCCACAGCCGCAGACCGAAGAAAACCGCGCCGTAATCCATCTGGGGTCGCCTCTGTATCTACTCATGCCCGCGCCTCTTCGGGGATTTCGTCCTTGACACAATAGGCCGAGGCCGCAGCCCTACACGCCGGACAACGCAGAGAGCCGAACATGTCCCCGTTTTCGTCAAAGAAATTGAAGTGATAGATCATCCCCCGATGACCGCAACTTGTGCAATCATCGGCCGTCTCCCATTCCGTTTTTTTGAGTTTCATTTTTACCTCCACTAAAAAGGTAATGCCGAATTAAGTCAATGTCAAGAAAAATCAACGTTCCCCCGAGAAAATAAATCAAAGGAAAAGAAAGCAGCCTAAGAAAAGAGAGGAAATCCAAATAAATGGATAAGGGAATGATCAGCTATGATCACGAATGATCGGTTATGAAACCGCTCAAATCCCACAAGATCGCCAGAGCTGGGAGGGATGCTCTCTCTGCCTGGAAAAAGAGCCCAGAGACGTATAAGAACTATTATGTAAACCAGTATATTGTTGATAATAAAGGAATAAGGTTAATTATGCTGAAATATCACGGGTAAAGATATATCGTTGAGGGTCAAAGGGTGCCAGAATCGGGACTAGGGCGGATAGGGACCCCGTGACTCCCACGGGCCAGGGCGCAACGATCCCTACCGTCACCTGCAAGCCCGGGGGGGGGGGGGGGGGGGGGGGGGGGGGGGGGGGGGGGG